TGCACTAGCTGCCGCTACTCCGGTCAGGTCCGGTTACACTGCGTCCAGCTGGTCTTACGAGATCAAGCGGAGCAGAAACCGAGTCTCGCTGGTCTGGAACAACTCCCACGTGGAGCAGGGTGTCCCGATCGCAGTCATATTGCAATACGGGCATGGCACCAGGAACGGTGGCTATGTCCAGGGCGTGGATTATATAAATCCGGCGCTCAGGCCTATATTCGACAGCATCGTCAAGCAGCTTGAAAGCGCGGTGAGAGGCTAGTGGCGTCAATCGAGGAGC